GGACGAGTAAAGACTTTGAAGATAGAAGAGTTTTCTCGTATGAAAATGCTAGGAAAGAATGGGCGTGGAATCAAATCCAAAGAGCCAATACCTACAAAGCATTGAATAGAGTTATACAAGGTTCAGCAGCAGACCAAACCAAATCAGCCATGGTGAGTCTGCGGAAAGAAGTAGGGGTTATTCCTATGATTCAAATACATGACGAACTCAATGTCTCCGTAACTGATGAGACCCAGGTAAAAGAGATTAAACGAGTAATGGAGTCTGCTGTTGAACTTCACGTTCCTACAAAATGTGAAGCTAAAATAGGTCCTAATTGGGGAGAGGCAAAATGAGAATTGTTTATCAAGACGGAAGATTATATGTCAGCTTAACTAAAGAGGAGATTCAACAGGCACAAGATAGTATAGGGATGCCCTTAGAATTACCTATTGGTCAACTGAAAGTATTTCAAGAGGACATTCACAAAGCCGCAATGGCTCATTGGTCAAAGGTTGAAGTGCCTCGTCTCGTAAGAGAACATCAGAGATCTCAAAAAAGCACACCTAAAAAAAGAAAATAACATTATATTCCCGGTCATGCCTGTATACACAGAACAAGACTTACAATTTATAAACGGAGAAAAATAATGTTTAACTTAACTAAAAGATCAATGAATCACTTCTTAAATTTCTTTATAAAAGAAGATAAAGACAAAGAAGTAAAAGAGTATTGCCAAGCTGAATACAAAAAAGATTGGTATGCTGCTTATATGACCTTCAAAGAAGAAGGTAAATTCCCCAACTTTATTAGAAGAACGCTTTAGTTAAGCGTTCTCCACAATTTCAGCTAAGGCTTCGCATCTCACAGGAGTTTGCGAATGCCACCTGGAATCTTTCATTTGAGCTGCTGCTTCTTTTTTATCGCCTTCTGATAATGCTTTCCACATTTTACGGAACTTAGATACGCCATTTTGGCCAAGCTGAAAAACCATTTCCACTATGACATGCTCAATGGCCGTCGGCAATCGTCGATCGCCCTTGTATAATTGACCAATTAATTGCTCTGCACCTGCGCAAGCTCTATTTAAATCTATTAAAAATAAGTCCTCTATTTCATCTCTTGAAATAGTTACTCCCTCTTTAAATCTTTCCTTTTCGTGTGGCTGTACCAAATGTCCTATCCCGACAGTGGGTAGGCCTAGCGAATCTAAATAGACGGTCTCTACACAACCCTCATGGTCACGAATTCTAGCCTTCAGTTCATCAGTAATTTTTATAGTGTTATTCATTTTCCACCTATTCCCCAATGTACTTCATGAGGATCTTTTTCCTTTCTTTTGAATAAGTATGCACTTATTAAGTTTCTAATGTGTATTAATATTCTCATATTATCTGACAGATAATATACCAGTTCCGTAAATATTGTTAGTCTTTTTTTGAATGTCACCTAATCTTTTTTCAATCATGCCGCCATTAGCAGCATATTGGCCTGTTGGTTGTGTTAAAGTTCCTTCTTTAATTTTTTGTATTTCATCTAAAGTAATATCAGGACTTATACCAAATACATCTCTCATTTCATATATTTGATCTGGAGACATTTTCTTAAATTGTCTTTCTGTTGAAATTTTATTTATATCTTCTTGAGAAGCATCAGCATATAGATATTGATTACCTTGTGGAGAAAATCTTTCCTTATCTTGATAGTAATAATCGTCTTGTTGTTGAAGATAGCCTTTATTAGGATTGTAAGTTGAGCTGGTTCCAAAAATAGAATCATTACCAAAAATTTCATTTGATTTATTGATTGCGTCATTCATTTGTTGATCTGTAATAACACTACCTTGTCCATTTTGAATTTGAATATTATTAATTCCTCCTGAATTTAAAGCATCTGCTTTATTCATTTCCTCTAACAAAGCTTTTTGTTCAGGAGACATTACTTTGAATCCTGGTGGTTGTTGAGGCATACCATAAAGAGTAGAAGGAACAATTGGTTTTATTGTTTGGCTTTCTACTTCACCAGGCATCGATGAACCACCATAAGAAAAGTATGTTCCGAAGTAATCCCTATTAGCTGCTGCCTGTTGAGCATTCTTTTCTAATTGATCTATGTTTACTAAGTTTGGTTTTTTTGAAGTGTAAGAATACTTATCTTTATTTTTTAATATCTCTAAGTCTATATCCGATAGTTTATTTATTTGATCCCCAATTGCTTTTTTAGAGACATTAACTGCATTTGAAAATTTTTCATAAAGTGATTTAGCAATACCCATAATACCTAGTTCCCCTGCTGCAAACTTCTGACCTAAAGCAGAACCAATGCTTCGAATTCCGTAACCAATATCACTACCTATTTCTTTCAAAGTAGGCCCATACATTCTGGCTAATCTCATTGCTTCATCTGCGGTGGTGGGACCACCAGGTCTCACAGATTGTAGTACCCCTGATGCGCCAGCAACCGGTTTCATCTGTTCTTTTTTAAACTTCTCTAATAGGTCAGCTTGTATCTGCCTTCTATCTAAACGATCAGGAGTTATATCTTCTCTTCCTTTAAAAAAATCTCTACGAGTTTGCTCTCTTCTATCTTCAAGAGCTTTCATACTTTGATCTTCTGCTTGTCTAAAACTTACCATTTTTTATACTATACCCATTCTATTTTTCCTTGCAATATCAATTGATGCTAGAGATGGATCCTCTGCTATAAACTCAGCAGCGATTGCTTCGCCAGCAGGAGTTCTCGTTCCTGTTGCAGGTTGTCCGCCGACCGTCGGCAGTGGTTCAACGCCCGGTGCTACTTGAGGTGTGGTTGGTTGTTCTGTTTGGAATATCTCTGTTAAAAGGTCAAAAGGACTTCCGCCTCCAGGCACAGTAAAGTTAATATTTAATTCGTCTTTTAATAATCTCTTATCATAATTAGAATCAATGTAGTTGTAGATTTGATTTAATGCACCTTCCATAGGATCAATTAATGGTGCTCCTGTTTCTCTCGATAATCTGAGTGCTTGATCGTAGAATAAACTTCTCACTTCTTTGGAAGGAGTGTACGGGATATATCGACCATCCTCCACGGCTAATCGAAGTTTCTTCGGTAGACGATCTAGTTGTTTCCTTAAATCATCTTCTTTAATCCCTAATCTTTTTGCCGCTTCGATATTTTTAAACATTTCTTGGAATGCTCTATATCGAGAAATCTCTGAACCAAGATATTGATTTAAAACATCTTGAGGATCAATAGGACCACCTCTTAAAACATCACCTAAGAAAGTTGCTCTCGCACCAGATATTTTATTGTTAAAATCACCCACCATAAATTTAAAAGAGTTTGCTGGATCTACTTCAATATTTCTAAATCCAAAGATACCTGGAATCTCATCTGCTAAATCATAAACCTGACCATACTTATCTGCTTTTTTAAATGGAGATCTTCCGATACGCAGTGCTTGGTCAATTGAGCCGGGCGCAAAGGTGTCCATAACATGCATTGTTCCTTTGTAAAGTTTTTCACCAATAGGATCTTCTGCTCTAAATACTTCTCTACAATCCACTGTTCTACCTCTTCGAACAATTAAATCTGCCATAGCTTCAATATAAATGGATTCCGATAAAAATGGTTTAACGAGTTCTGACATACCAACAATACCACCATCGAGTAATCTTTTTGTCATGTTCTCGTCAGTAATTTCACCTTTAGCCATTTCATTGTAAACAGTTCTAAGAGGTCTTAATAAAGAGTCATAAGGATAGATGTAAGATAAATCCATGTAACTTATTTTTCCACTAGCTTTATCTTTTCCAGTTGGAATTAATAAAGAGTTCTCTGACCAGGAAGGAACAAACCTTCTGAGTGCTTCCATATCTTCATCAGTAAATTGAGATAATCCTTTTCCTAATTCAACAGCACCTACAGGTAAAGCTGCTCCTGTTCCAAGGACACCAGCCATTCTTCTCATACCAATTCCTCTAGTTTCTGCCATAGATATTTCTCTAGCCGCTCTTTGAATAGTATTAAATCCTGTTCTTAATATCTCAGCAGGAAAAGCAACGAATGTACCAAGTGGTAATTTTCGAAGAGCTTTAATTGCATCCCCTACATAAGCGTAGTTAGGAATATTATTTTTAGTTACATCAGCAGAAATATTTTTAATTAATGCGTCAACAGCGTCCTCTTCTACAGACTCACCTACTTTTTTACCTGCGGTAATAATTTTTTTTGGTTGATAAAATATAGGGTCAGAAACATTTACTTTTCTTCCTGTTATTTTTCCAACTAATTTTTGAAGATTATTTAATATTTTAGTTTCCTTTTCTTTTAGTTTTTCAACATCTGATAGTTTTTCTCCGTTAGCTACTCTTTTTGCTCGACTTATAATTGAACTTAATTCTTCTTCACCCACATTATTGTTTTCTCTAAAGGCTTTAAAAGCATTTCTATAACTACCTTGTTCAAAACCATAGTTATAAATTTTCCAGAAATCATCTTCCGCCATATAGGTATCTGTAATTTTTCTTCTTAACTTTGAAAATCCAGAGCCTAGAGTTTCAATAGTGTTCTTCATACCTAGGTCTCCTGTTAGATCTACGTTCTTTCCTATCTTTGCTCCTAGGTCTGCTAATTCACCAATGATTGTGTTGGTGCCTACAATACCTCTTCTGGTATAATCTAAATATTGTTGAAATGCTGCAGCATCTTTTCCTCCTTTACTAAAAGCTTTAAAAGAATTTCTAAATGCTTCTACAGTTCGAGAAGGGTTAATTAAATCTAAATTGCCATTCATCAAAGTAAATGCACCCGCACTAATAATGTTTCTTAGGTGAGTGAAGGGTGAAAAAATTGTTTTCGCTTGTTGTGAAATTGACTTAGGAGTTAATACAAAATAATTATACAAACTCTCTAGTGTATTTCCTTTCGCAGCGTTTGCTTGAATAGTAAAAGCGTCTCTCATTTCTGAACTTGTATAGAGACCAGAGAAAGCTTTATCATCAATACTTGATAATTTTCCAATTGGAACTACGTCTGCTTCTCTAATT